CTGTATGTTTGCTGCAAATTTGCCATTACCTGTTAGCTGCTGCTTCTTGTTTTTGCTTAACTTCATCAAGGTATTGCATTAGAAAGGTAGTGTAAACTTCCCTCTCCCAAGGCATCATATTTTCAATCTCAGTCAAAGAGTATTTATGATACTGCATCAAAGCAAAGTTCATTCTATAATACCCCTCCAGATTATTCTGAAAGAGTGCTATGCGAAAAAATTGGATAATCCCTCAATTGTAAACGTGGACTCAACACCAGTATTAGGATTAGTCACTGTAAAAGTATGACTTAACTTAGGTGCAGTTGCATAGAATTCTTGAATTTTTTCAAATTGCTTCGTAGTCAAATTATCAACAAATTCACGAAACTCTTTCTTTGATGTAGTAGAAGAATCATATACATCTTCACCTTGAAAAATTTGATCAATTGAATTAGCAATAAAATCATAAACTTCTTGAGTTTGCATTTCTTTGCGTAAAAATTCGCGATCAACGAATTCTTTCATACTAGGGTAGTTCATAATAATACCCGAATCTTCGTCAAACATGATTTTCTTATCATGTCCTTCGGGTTTAATAACTTCAACTTCATCAATATTGATTTCCGTTTCTACAGTAGTTTCGTTATCATCTTGACACGTTACCGTAAGAGTTAGAGATTCTCCGATAGAAGCTGCTCTAATTTTTAAGAATAAGTATTCCAGGTCAAAACTAGGAAGCAAATCAACCTTAATACGTGAAATAACGCAATTTTTGATTAAATCCTTAACTGCACTAGTAATTTGCTTTTCGTCTTGTGACTCCATTGCAAGTAAAAGTACTTTTTCTTCTTTTACTAAAAATGGACGATATTTTACAGATTTTCCCGTAGAAGGCAGTGCCGTCTCATAAGTAGGATAACCAAGTTTTGGCAATGCCATAATATTTACCTCAGATCATATGTATATTTATTGCGACTTTTTTAATCAAAAATTAGCGGAGAAATTTTTCCGACTTTTACAGAATTAAAATAGTTATTTTCCATATGCTACTGTATGTCTTGAATAGTAGAAATTACATGTAAGTCTTGAAATTTGCGACGATCCGTATGCTAGAGGAACTGTATCAATAGAATACGGATAACATTTTTCTAAAAGATATGTTACCGGAACTCTACCCCTTTCCGAATTACTATTAGGTTCCGTTTTCATAATTCTAAGTGTAGCAGAATATTGATCCAGATATTTAAGTCTGTTTATACGGTTCTCAGGCAATGGGTTAGCAGTTGTTGCCCCTTCAAATCCACTATACTCTACATTACCTTCACCAAAAATATAATTATACCAGCTGTTCATAAATTTTAGTGCTGTCAAATCAGCATCCAATAAAAAACCTAAACTAATATCAGTAAAAATTCTAGTGTGGGGATAAGATACCGGACCCTCGCCAAGATTTCTACCAGATCTTTGTGACACAGCAGATTGTACATTCGGTAGTTGTGCTTCATCACACAACATTTGAATTACATTTTTATTTTCTCCCTTAAAATCATAAAATGTCGGAGAATCTTTAAAAGAAAACTCAACATCAAAATTGGTGGAGTAGGACATTCCGCCCTTAGCACCAATTTTGGTCATGAATTGATTTAAACCATTTACTGCCACTGCTAAATATAATCGTGGGATCTTATATATTTATGGCATACTCGGGACTGTATAAACCAGTCAATCCAAAAAAGTATCGCGGAAATCCTACTCGTATTATTTACAGATCATCATGGGAACGAAAGTTCATGGTATTCTGTGATAAAAATCCCTCTATTTTAGAGTGGGGTAGTGAAGAAGTCATTATTCCATATCGTTGTCCAACTGATGGACGAGTGCATAGATATTTTCCAGATTTTTACATTAAAGTTCGCGAAAAGTCAGGAAAGGTCACGAAGTATATTATTGAAGTAAAACCCAAGAAACAAACATCACCACCGAATGACAAAAACAAAAGGACTGCTGCCTATAAACGGGCTGCCCTGACGTTCATGAAGAACCGTGCCAAATGGGACGCTGCTCAGGACTTCTGTGAAGATAGGCAGATGAATTTTTTAATTCTTACAGAAGATCACTTATTTTAGGTAAAGAGCAATGGCACAAGGATTTGCAACTATACAACGTAATGTTACTAACGAAACTACCGGATATACAACTCTATTTGAAAAAATAACTGAATTAACAGGCGGACAGAAGCAAAGTTTTAATTGGTATAGAAATGCTGTAAAAAAGTCGGCAATGGATTATAAAAAAGATCCGTCAAAGATTATAAGAGATGAACGAATAGATAATAGAGGCAAGGAAGAAGAAACTGATGAAAATATCCTTAGAGCATATGCAGTCTCTGGTCACCTTTATATGTTTGAATACAAAGCAAAAACAAAATGGTTGCCATATTATGACACGTTTCCGTTAGTTTATGTGATGAAAGCATCACCCGATGAATTTTGGGGTGTCAACTTACATTATATGGCACCAAAGAAACGTATAATGGTTATTAAAAAGTTAATGGAAGGAAGAATTGATGTTCCTAAGCGATGCTTCCATAAATACTTAACCAGTCAAGTAGATGGTATGATGCTTGACCTTGCAGCAGCAGAATGGGACACTGCAATACTACTTCCTATTGAAAACTTTGTTCGTAATGTAAAAGGTAGTGCTGGTAGATTTCCATACACCAAAGAACTTGTGTGGGAAGAAACAGATGATAAGTACTACGATCGCATCAAAGGAAGGAGAATCATTCGTGGATATGGTAACCGTAAAGACACCGAGATGGTAAAATAAATGGCAGTACCAACAAATACAAATTTTGCTCTCGGATCTAGAACAATAGACCCGGATACTAATAAAGTATACATGCTAACCGGAAGGAAAGATTCAAAAAGATGGACTCCAAATCCAGAAGTAAACGCTAGTAGTGTTAAAAATTCAATTAATTGGTATAGAACATTTAACTCTGCTGCAGAATTAGATACCGCAACATCTGGTAGTCTATCTGTTGATCCAAAAAGTAAATATGTACGATATCCGTATAGTTCAGACCTCTTTGAAGAAAATAAAATAAATTACAATACGGATTATGTGTTATTCCAATTCATGGAATACAGTCCTCCATTTAAAAATAGTGGAGATGGAGGTAATATCCTCGGAGATTATAATCAATCAATAAATGATTTAGAAGCGGTAGAAGTTCAATTAAGAAGTGGTGGTGTAGCAGGAGTTATACTACCCATGCCTCAAGATTTGAGTACTGAGCAAAAACAAAATTGGAATGGTAAAAAGTTTACTAGACTAGGTGCTAGTGCTATTAGAGCAGCAGGAGGAGATTTTAGTAAACTAGGAGATAATCTGGATGATGGAGGACTTAAATCAGCACTTGATGCATTAAAAACTTCTGCATTAAATCGTATTCCGGGTGTTGGTGGTAATTTAAGTATAAATGATATTGCAGGTTCAACTAGAGGTGTAGTTTTAAACCCTAATGCAGAACTACTATACGATTCTCCAGATTTAAGAGAAATTGGTATGGTATTTAAAATGGTTCCTCAATCAGAAACGGAAGCAAAACAAATTAAAATGATTTGTGATACATTCCGAACCGCTTCATTACCAGAGTATGGATCTAAACCAGGAAAGGTTGTACGATTTGAAGCAGAAGGGGCATCGGTTGCATTGGGTTCTTCTAATTGGATTAGAGTTCCAAATCTATGTAAGTTTACTTTTATGACAGGATCAGGTGCAAATACTAATATTGCACAATACAAACCATGTGCAATCACCGGAGTACAAGTAAACTACACACCAGATGGAACATATGCTACATATGGCGACGGTTCTCCAGTTGCAACAGAAATTACCCTTAAATTTGTAGAAACAAAACTCATATTCAGTAGCGAAATTCAAGCAGGATTCTAATGTATTTTTCTCTTATTCCCGATATTAAATACGATATAAAACCAATCAGTTATCCGTTTACGGAATCTGATTAC